AAGGTTTTGAAAGGTATTTAAAAGTATCAGTGGCGGACAGAGAGGGATTTGAACCATATAACAAACACCCCTAAAATAGCCTATTTTTTGATATTATTAAAATATAAGTCAATAAGTAAGTCAATAAAAAAAATTAGTGTGTAAAAAAGTAATAAATAAAATAACATAAAATTATATGTAAAATTATACTAATTATTTTACATATTAAATATAATTTTGTCAATCAACCATAACTCCTACCGGTTTTGCTTCTATTGCTTGCTCTTTCCTTACTTGCTTTTGAGCGACCACCTGGCTTACCATCAGACATACCACTTCTACGACCACCCCTGCTACTTCTAGAAGAATTATCACTGCCTGAGTTACCATTACGGCGACCCTTTCCTAATGCACCATAGTCACCATTACGACCAAGACCACGACCAAGACCACTTCCTAATGCACCATAGTCACCATTACGACCAAGACCACGACCAAGATTATTTCTATCTGCTTTTAAATTCTCTTTATTTCTTTCGAAAGTAGCTATAAGATTTAAATGTTCTCTCACAAATTTATTTTTTTCATTTCTCGCACGCTTATAAAGTCTATCACTAAGCTCATGTATATTATCTGAGCTAGCCATTGTTGAGCTTGATGTAACACTCTGTGTTTGTGCTGTAGCTTGTGTATTTATCCTATCCCAATCCAAAATATTTGGAGTATCATAAGAAAACTTAGCTAACTCATTTTTCACTTCATCACTTAAACCAAAAGCTATACTATCAAGCTCTCCACGAGTATTTATATTAAAGTTTACATTTCCGTAAGCATCCATTGAGATATTAGTCCCATAAGTAGAGTTAAAGCCATCTATGTTTAGACTTCTTGACATTGAGCTTTTGTTATAACTACCGACTTCAGAAAAGCTATTAAACCCAGTTTCTAAAAACGCACTCAAACTTTTATCAACTATTGTGCCACTAAACACATTATTGGTTATATTACTTACAAGTTTATCGCCTTGATAAACAGCTGATATTTTTTCATTATATGCAAAGCCAAGAACATTTTTATCTATGTCTGTTAAAAACTCAGCACCCATATCAAGACCTATTATAGATTTTAAACCCTGTAAAAAGTTTCTATCGCCGATATAAGCATCCACTTGCTTATTATAAATATTTACAGCACCTACTAAGTCGCCACCAAATCCAAAGCGATTATCAAGCCCAGTTGCTACTTCCAAAGCTTCTGTAACAAGTGTTTGCACTGCTTTTAATGCTATAAACCCACCAATAGGAGATATCGTAGTTCCAAGTGCCGATAAGCTTTTACTTATAGCCACATCTACACTTTTTTTAAGAAGTCCACTATAAACATGCTCTGCTATGTTTGAAGCATTAAACTTACCATCCTTAGCATAATCAAATGCAATACCAGCAAAGATTGAGCCAAGAGAGCCTAAATAAGCACCACCAATACTCTCAAGCACATTTTCCAAAGCACTATCTTTATGTATCTCATCAGCAAGCCCTGCCAAACTACCAGCTTTATAGTATCCATTTCCAGAGATACCAATATTTCCAAACTCTCCAGAAGTTAAAGGATTTGTTTTATCAAATCTTGCATTCTCGCTATCACGGTTTGATAGCTCATTACCATAATGTCTTAAATCATTTATAGCATTTATAGCAACTTCAGCAGCATTTACAAAGCCATCCAAGCTTCTTTCATAGTCTTTATACTCAAGTGATATTTGTATAGCACTTAGTGCAAACTCTGCAAAGTCTTCATTAAGTTGTAGTATTGCTTCTGTTAAAGACCCACCTTGTTCTATAAACAAGCCTTTTAAATTTGGCATAGGCAAAGAAAAGGCACTATAAAGACTTCCGCTCGCATAACTCTCATCAAAGTTACTTCCAGCAAGCTCATTAAACACATCATCGCTAAAATTATATGTAGTGTTTACAAAGTCTTTAAATGCGATATACATCTATCTTATTTCTTTCGCTCTGTCATTTTCATTTCTGTTGGTTTAGTGATACTTACATCATTTTTGATAAGCTCACTTTGTAAATCAAAAAAGAACTTAGTCATATCAGACGGCACTATCATACCGCCTTGTTGATTACCCTCTATAAAGCTTCCTAAAACACTAAGCACTTTTATTACCCTATTATCCTTTACTTGTCTATCTATCGCTTCTTGTTGGGACTGAGCCAGTTTGTTTTCTTTTTCTAGCTTTTTTATCTGAGCTTCCAGCATCCTACCTTGTTTTTTAAGGTTTTCCAGCTCATCAGCTCTTTGTTCTTCAAGCTTAGCATTTTTTATCTCTTGAGCTTTCGTTTGCTCTTTTATCCCTGCTATGTTTGCATCCATAGCTTCGCCCTGCTTTTTAAGGTTTTCAAGTTTTACAGCAAAGCTAAGGTCTTCATCTGCTAATTGCAAAGCTACCTGCATTGCTGTTTGTGTAAATTGCAGTGTCATTTGTGGAAGCAGTGCAATAAGTATCTTTATACGATAGTCATTTGTTATATTATACTCGTTAAATTTCTCTTCTAAAAACTTTATCGTTTCACTATACGGGCTATCTTCTTTTGTTGATAGCTCTAGCAAGTCCTTTAGTCTCTCTTTATATACTTCATTATAGTTTGTATCTATCATCTCTTTGTATCCTTCTTATCTTTGCATTTTGTATAGTAAGGGTGTTGTTTATATCTCTTACTTTTGAGCTTATGCCATTATTGTTTATTTTATCTATCACATTTGATAAATTATCTATTCTTTGCTCCAAATAATTAACTTTATTTTCTAAAACTTGTTTTTCTTGTTCTAGATAAGATACTTTCTCTTTTAGCTCTTGATTATTGTTTGTGCTTTCATCTGACATCGCTTATTACCACCTTTAGCTCTTTACATCTTGTTAATTTTAAAAATTTATTTAAAGTATCTTTGCTTTTATACACGCCCTTATCATCATAACTAGCCCCAAGCAAGATACATCCTTTTGTGTCCTTTGGGTAATTCCCAGCATGTATCAGCACAAACCTATCTTTGGCTACGTTTTCATTGTGCAAGAGTGGCAATGTCGTTTTAAACTTAGGGCTAGAATGCCAAGAGACATGATAAAGTCCCTTTGGTATTCTTTTATCTTTGTTTCTTTCTATTGTGTCAGGTCCTGCTGGTTCTAGTGTGTAGCCATTTAGCATTATCTCATCATCACTATTTTTTAGCTCAAACTCGCCAATACTCCCATCGTTTATATCTTTTATTCTCATTATGTGAAGTATCATCTAATGCCTTTATTCGTTTTTGTCTCTATGAATTTATCAACTATGCTATTTATCCACTCAGCACCTCTCCAAGCGACAAACCCACCAACGGCCAAAGATAATCTTTCATGGTCTGTAAAATAATATGATATTTCATAAGCAATCCAACAAAAAAACATACTAGATATTGCACCTGTAAAGAAGTTGGCTATCTTTCTTGTATTTGTCTTATCTTCACTATACTTATCATTTAAAAATCCAGCCACAAGACCAATAATTGCTATCCAAAGCAAATAACTATTTTTTTCAAAAAATATTAAGATATCATTCATCTATACATTCCTTTAAAAGTATTTCTATTTGTTTATAGTATTTAGATAGCTCTTTTGCTGTCTGTGGATTTTTTTCATCAAACGCTGGTTTATTTGGTAGCTCTACTTTACATTTCACTGGCACGTATACATCTTTATATTCTGTTTTTACTATCACTTGCTTATCAGCACAACCTGCTAAGATAATCAAAAAAACAACTACAAAGATATAAAATACAAACTTACAATTTCTGTTTTTAGTTTCTGTTTTCATCACGAAAGCTCCTTAAAAAGTTGCTCATAGTATTTTAGTTTTACATTACACTTGCTATTTGCTTTTGGTGTTGTTATCTTTTTAAATTTATCATCAAGTTTTATAAGCTCATTATTTAGTTTTTCTTTATCTACTCTTAGAATTTTTAGCTTCTCATTTTGAAGTTTTATTTTAGAGTTACAGTCACTAAGGTTTGAGATATAAAGCTCATTTGTTATTTTGCTCGTGTTTAGCTTATATGTTAGGTCATCTATTTTATTATTTAAATGATTTATCCACACAAAACAAAGTACAATAATCATATAAGGTATATAATTAAAATAGCTTTTTATCATTGTCTATACTTTATTTTGTGATAAAGCCTACAACTAAAATAAAATAGCCTAGACTTAAATTTATTCACACTCAAAGTTAAAAGAGCTTTTAGAAGCATGTCATCGGCGTACTTAAAGTTTACATTTTTAAGTATGTTATCTTTGACAGTGCTATCAGCTACATCACATAAGTAATCGTGTAAGATAGTAGCTGATAGGTACTCAGGACTATTCGGTGGAAATATAGACCATAAAAGTCTAGGCACATTTGCACCATTGCTTTTATACCCCTTAGGTACTTTTATACTTTCAAAGATAAAATCTTCTACTACTTCGAATTTATCCTTACCAAAAGGTTTAACAATGACTCTGTTAAGTTTGTTCATATTTGTTTTAAAGTAGAATTACGACTAGAGGTTAGGCTAGAGTAGCAACCTCTAGCCTAAATTTTACCTCGGAAAAGAGGTGATTTTGATGCTTTCAAAAACCATATACACGATAATTATACTACTTTGTATAATTATAGTCAAGGCTTACTAAGCCTAGCCCCTTGTTGGGGCTAATATGGTTTTTCCCTCTAGCCGTTTCTACTTATCCCCTTTCTTTAAATTCTGGTAAATCTTTTATAACTTCATCAAGATTTATTTTGTTTAAATCAACACTACCAAGCGTTGCGAGTAGCTCGTATCCCCTTTTCCACACCTTAGCTCGCCACCTACCAAAGGCTTCTCCTTCTTCCTTAAACTCATTCTCGTACCCTGCATAACTGCAAGCCGATACAATATTATCGTATCCATGCTCCTGCGCTTTTTCATCTAAATGAGCTTGCACTCTGTCTTTAAATTCTTGTATAAGCTTTTCTTTTGTGTATTCTTTTATATTCTTTGTCTCTATGATTTGAGCTACATATTTACCATCTACTTCTTTATACTCTACCGTTTGATAATCAGGGTTAAACTCAGCCTCTACTACAGGAAGCACACCAAGTTTATTTAACTCTTGCTTATCCAACCTATCAAGATAAAAGATGCCTTCATCTGTAGTTATATAACTATCAAATATAAACTTATTTTCTTTTTTGTCAAAGTATTTTTTCATTTTTTTATCCTTTTAATATTACCATCTATACTTATGTTGATTTCCCGTGAAGTTTCTAAACTCTTTAGGCACATTCCTCTCACTTAACCCAGAGTACCTCCAAAAACTAATATAAGCATCTCCTACTCTTGAAACATCCCACCAACTAATATCTTGATTAAAAGATTTTGCTTCTTCAAACATTTCGATCATGTTATAAACGTTTTTTGTGTTAAACTGTAGTGGTTGATTAAAATTAGTAGCATCATAAAACATTCCACGCATATCAGTGATATCACTAGTATCCCAAAATCCTACATCAGGGTCATTAAACGTTCTATTTCCATAAAATAATCTTCTAAAGCTTGTTGGCTTTTCTTTGAAATACAAACCTTTTCTAGGCACAAATCTATAAGGTGTTCCACCTTCTTTTAGATACTCAGAGCTTACAGGGTCAGTATCTGTATGTGTTAAAGGGAAATATATACCTGGGATTTTTCCACCATTACAACTTATTAGCATTAATTAACCCTACCCATTCTGATATCACTAGGAGACTTTACGTAGTATGCGAACACTTCAACACCTGTTAGCTCAGTAGGCACTTCTTTAAATTTACACATACTCCCAAAGCCTGATATTAATGCTCCATTTGTTACTATTATAGTTCCACTCTGTCCTGCAACCCCATTATTTAACTGTAAAGTTCCTGAGGTAGTAGGATTTATTACAAAGTTATTACCATATTGTAAACCAATATTCATAGTATATTGTTCTTTTTGAGCTAAAGCAACTTGTCCTATTTTGTTTAAGTATCTATTGTCGCTTTCTGTTTTATTGTAGACATTTATTGCTTTTAAAAAGTTTGGTATACCTGATTTAAATATAAGTCCATCGCTATTCATATAAGGGATATACGAACTTGAATTCATCCCACTATCACTTCCTTTTGTCATTTGAAACTGATAAGCTTTTAGATTTGAGTTACTGTTGTATTTTGCTATTTTATTGGATGATGGGCTATCTGTTGCATCTGATTTTTTTATATAATTATTATCGCTTTCACTCTTAGTATAACTTCTGCTTGTATCTGCTTTGTTATTTACAGTGGAAGTTAATTTATCAATTAACCCTTTTAACACTTTTCCTTGTCCTGCACTAAGTGCATCACTTGATGATGTGCTTGTTAAGCTATCTGTTACTCTTGTATAGTTTGCATTCCCTGAACGGATGTATCTACCATCAGCACTACTTTGTGTTATAAAGCTTGACTTTTCACTATTATAAGTTGAAACGTTTAGTTTAGTTCCAAGTTCAGTTTTTTTAGCATATTTATCATCGCTTTGGTTTTTTGTGTAGGCATCAATAATACTAGATGTATCGGCTTTATTGTTTAAAAGCTCAACGATTTTATTACTAGAGTATGTCTTATCTGCACTTGCTTCGCTATCATTTATACTTAGTTGATTTAACTTTGTTTTTTCAACAAATTTATCATCACTTTCGCTTTTAGTGTAAGCATTTATCTTATCTGTTTTTTTAAGATAAGTTTGCTCTGCTGTTTCTTTTTTTAAAAAGTCTTGTTCTACCTTATTACTTGAATAAGATTGTGTACTGCTTAAGGTGTCATCATTTATTGAGCCGGTTTTTATTGTTTCTTGTATCTGCTCTTTAAGTGTGCTGAGTGCGGACTCTAAAGATATAAGTTCTTTTGCTTTTTGCTCTACTTGTTCTTTGAAAGCATGTGTCTTTTCCTTATCACTTCTTACTTGCTCTTTTGCACTTATTATCTCTTGCTTTGTTGTATCGACATTACCAAATTTTTGCTCTATCCAAGCTTCCAACTCTTCGTTTTTATCCTCCATATACTGATTAAAGTCCTCTTTCTTCTTATCAGTATATGCAATAATCTCATTGTTTTTAGTTTCTACAAACTCTCTTAGCTCATTGTCTTTTTGTATTACTTCATCTTTTACAAAGTTTGAGTTTGTTAAGTTTTCTTTTGATTTTTCATAATCAGCCTTAACATCTCTTGCAAGTTCTTGTATCTCATTGTATTTTTGTTTTATCTCTTCTTTGTTTTGAGTGCTTAGCTTGGTATTTGTAGCTACTTGCTCCGCATTTTGTTCTACATCTTTTTTTATAGAGTTAAGCAGGGTCTTTAAAGGCTCTATTGTCGCCGAAAACTCTTTAAAAATTACATACTTACTATCAAAATCCAGCTTATCATCATTAAGTGCTGTTTTTATTCGCCATATCTCAGCCTTTGCACTTTCTATGGCATTTTTGTTTGATTGTATCGTAGCACTTATGCTTTTTACTTCTTCTAAGTTTATATTTGTTATAGCTGTTTCTAGCTCATCAACTTGTGATAATAAAAATTTTAAAGCTTCTAGTGTTTCATTACCAAGCTTTAGTTCATACATACTTATCATTTTTAGTATCCAGCCTTTTTGATATTTTCTTTGACTTGCTTAAACCTTTGCCTCATATCCTTAAAAAGCTTAAGCAAATCAATATTAGCCAAAGCCCTTACATTATTTGCGGTTCTTTCTTTATCTTTCATAAAACTCTCTCCCATTATTAGCATTGTATTGTGCGATTATTTGCATTGCTAGCTCCCTATAAAACGGCTCTTGATTTATAAGAAATAAGACTTCATTTATGACTGCATAGGTTAGCTCTTCATCTATCATTAAATGCTCTTGTTTGTTACTAAAATTTGGCTTATCAGGCACACAGATAAAACACTCATCTTCGATATTTCTTAGCACTCTTATATCGCTACTGCTTCTTTTTCTTCTTACCAATTCAGAAGGCACACATTTACTAGCTACAAAAAACATCGCTTGTAAAAATAGCTCACTAAGCAACTCATCTCCGGGTAAATTTTTACCCGAAGTGTTTAAGTGAGCTGTTATCTCTTTTACCCTTGTGTTTAGCATTAAGATTTAAGTCCTACACCTATTGCAAATGCATCAGCATTTCGGACTTCCAAACAACCTTCAGTATAAAATCTCTTTTGTTTAGCAGTCTTTGAAGTTGTTACATCTGTTATCTCTGTTGGGATTAGTAAGCCCATTTTCATAAATGAAAAATCCCCAGCGATAAGCACATCATCAAGCTCATATTTTGCACTTAAAAACCTATGAAGTCTAAAGTTTACAACACCAAAATCAGTCTCTAAAGATGTTACCATAGTGTTTAGTTTTTTCTCATTTCCAAACTGTCTTGTAGCCATTTTATTTATAGCTCTTTTTAGGTTTGCACCTATAAATACATCCTTTGGAGTTGCTCCTTTGTCCCAAATGCTTTGAAGTATTTGGTTAAGCTCTTCTTCTGTTAAGACTGTCTTAGCACCAGTCCAGTTTTGTGTGCTATCAAAAGCAAAGACATTACCACGGCGACCACCTGAAAAGTTCTTTTCACCTTTTGCTATGTAGTGAAATATCCCCGCCATCTCACCCGCCGCATCATCTGTTCTTAAAGTTGGTTCTTTAAACACACTTGTTTTTACATCGGAGTTTCTACCAAGTCCAAAAAGTGCATACTCCATATCCAGCTTATGCTCTTTTGCTCTTTTACCTGTTTCATTCTCAAGCTCTTTACCGCCATAAGTCTTTACAGCTTGCATTGTTCTTGATACCGCTACCTCTGTTTTAAAGATTTGCACCGCATTTGTCTGTTGTTGCTTTGTGCTTTTCATGGTCTCATCAAAGTCGCTTATCTCTTTTTGAGCATTCTTTTTTGGGTCTGCTAAGTGGTCTATTAGCCAGCTATGAGTTATGCCAGTTACCTTTGACTTACCTAGTTTTGCTAAAAGTGGTGTCTCATCAGCACCGACAATCATTATCTTGTCATAGACTGATGGGACAAGCCCTACACGGGCGGTTGCTGGGCTTTGAAAGCCTGTTGAAGTTATTGCCATATTTTATTCCTTTAAATAGTTTTATGACAATATACGAAAATATACAGTCTAAAAACTACCCAAAAAATAGACTATTGACTAAAATATAAATAAATTTAACGATTTTTAAAAGTTTTTTGGTGTAATATTTACTTACAGTTAATTATAAGAATATTAAAAAAAGGAGTGAGTATGAAAAAAATTTTATGTGCTTTAGTGTTGTTTTCTAGCTTGGCATTTTCTTCTGATTTTGAAAACTATAAAATATCTTGTGAATCAGGTAATGGTGCTGATTGCTCAAAGCTAGCATATTTATACTATGATGGCAAAGGAGTTAAACAAGATTTTTCACAAGCTAACAAATATTGGGAAAAAGCTTGTAGTTTAGGCGATGGTGCTGGATGTTTAGATGTTGGCTTTTCTTATGATGAAGGTGAAGCTGTTGTGCGAGACTTATCAAAAGCTAAAGATTATTATCTTAAAGCTTGCGATTTAGATTACGGTGGCGGTTGCTCAAACTTAGCTGATTTATATTATCATGGCGATGGTGTAGATCAAGACTTTTTAAAAGCTAAAGAATATACACTTAAAGCTTGTAATTTAAAAGATGGAAAAGGATGTAATAATTTAGGTATTTTATATGAAAAAGGGCAAGGTGTTGATATGTCTTACAAAAAAGCAGAAGAGTATTATATAAAATCTTGTGATTTAGATTATAATTTGGGTTGTTATAATCTAGGACTCATAACTTTAAATAAAATAAATCTTAGCCCTACTCGCACAAAAGCTCAAAAATATATAAATAAAGCAAAGCCATATTTTAAAAAAGCTTGTGATTTAGACTATAAAGATGGATGTAAAGAACTTCGTGAGTTAAAAGAGCTTATTATATAAATTTGGTAGCCTACTCGCTACCTTTCTTTTGTGCTTGATAGTTCGCTATTAATTGTTTTATCATCCTATCACGTTTTATCTTATCCAAAAATATTTTTTTAGCTATTGGCGATTTCTCTGCTACTGCTTTTTGTATATCTGTTAGTTCGCTACCCAAATCATCAAATAACAAATCAAAAACACCATTGCTTTTTTCATTTTGTTTTGGTATAATTTCATTATGGTTGGCGAAATCGTAAGCTAGGGCATTATGCTCTACGCCAACCTTTCTATCTGAATAAAAAGTTATAACTTTTTCCTTACCTGAATTTTCCCCAACTATAACTCTAAACCTTACACCTTCTTTATTGTAATATTCATAAACCCTTTTACCATCTTTATCTGTCTTTGGTTCAACATTTCTTATTATATCCCCTATACTAGCTACTTCTTGCTCTGTTACATAGCCGTCTTTTTTAGGGTCAAGGTGTTTTTGTATATGTTTAGCCCCGTATCCTCTATCTCTTTTTTTGTTCTCAAATCCTCTTTCAAATCTTATAGCGTTTTCAATATCTTTTAAATCTTGGTCTTTGTATATGTTCGTAGCTTTTTTGCTATTAAAAGCTACATTATAAACACCACGTTTTTCTTTTTTATTTCTTGCTTCCTTTGACAATACTCCTAGTTCTTCCTTGCTTACATTAGCTTTGTTTAGCTCTTTTGTTAGCTCTGATGTTTTTGTTAAAAAGTCCTCTAATTTTTTTATCTCAGTTTTTGGCACTTCTGTATTTTTTAAGCTATCAATATGCCCTTTAAAGTCTCCGCCGTTTTTAAGGTGTTTAAGTCCTTCGCGTAGGTGATACTCTAACGCTTGGTCATCTCCAAAATATGGGATGTATTTTTGTAGTATATCTCTTGCAACATTTACAACAGCTGTTTTTCTTGCACCCTCAAATGTTGTAGCAATTCCTTTTTGTATTGCCTTTGGTTGTATGTAATTTGTTTCTAAATGAGTTAAGATAGATATTAAATTACCTTTTGCTTTTGCTAAGTTATCTATGTGTTTTGCTATTTGTTTTGCTTTTTCACTTTTAAAATCTATCTTGTTTAAAATCTCGCTCAGCCCTTTTGAATTTAATGCCTCCTTGTTTATATGCACACCGCTACGACCAGTTGCACCTTCCACGTGGTGCTTTATCAAAGCCATTTCAAACTTCTCGATATCATCTTGACCTAAGCTAGATATAAAATCATTATAAATTTTACCTTGTGAATTATACGCCTTTTCAAATCCATTTATAACATCTTCTAAGCTACTATTACCATTTGTTATTGTTTTAAAAAACTCATTATCTGCTACATGTTTCATATGTTTGTAGCTTTTAAGTCTATTTCTTAAAAAATCACTAGCTCCTTGATTGTCCAATAATTCATCCATTGCCTTTTCTAAAATCTCTTTGCCTCTTGCAAAATCAACCTTAGTTGCGTGTGTTACTCTATCTTTATTTAAGATATTATTTAAATCTTTGTTGTAATCAGACCTTAGTTTGTTTAAATCCTCTACTGTTAAATCTCTACCTCTTAGGCTCTCAAGTCCTCTTATAATCTCATCTGTCTTTGATGAGCTTTTATCAAATATACTAAGCCTATCTGTTACATCATTTATCATATCATCGATAGCTTTATCGTTCAACCTTACTGTTTTTTCTATCCCGGTTGTTTTGTCTGTGACAAAGTCTTTTAGTTGTCTTATGCCATCCCCAAAATTATTTTTTGTATCAGTATAATATTTATTTACGATATCAGATAGTTCCGTGTCTTTTGTTTCTACAGCACTTAGCATATCTCTTACTTCATCTAAGTCCTTTTGTGCCATATTTGTTAATTTTTCGGCGGCTTTTCCGCTTCTGTCAGAAATAACGGCATCATAAAGGCGACCAGCAAGTCTTGGACTACTAAGTGCTAAATTTATAACATCCTCTCTATCTTTATCCACACCTTCGGCATTTTTTATCTTATCCGCAACATCATCAAGGTGTAGTTTTTTAGCCGCCCATGAGCTTGTATCTTTTATTTTGTTGATAAGAGGATTAATAAGTTGTATATCCGTAAAGTTATCGCTATCTACCTTAACCCCATACTCTTTTGCATGTTCTAAGATTGGTTTTGTATCATCGCCGGTTATTGCCTCTGCTATCTTTTTTGCACCACGTACATTTGCATTTGGAATACTTGAAGCACCATCTTTTGCGAAGTCTACACCCTTTTTAACAGTCTCTGATTTAGTAAGACTACCAAGCCCTTTTAAAGTTGGTTTCGCAACAGCTCCTAAGCCCTTAAAAACTAAATCTCCACCAGCTGAAAATAAAGCTTCTTCCGCCGCCTTACCAAGCACATCTTTTGCTGTTATATCTTGGTCTGTAGCATTAGCATTTATAAGTGCATCAGCAGCACCACCAAGACCAGAGCCACCAGCACTACGACCCATATTATTTAAAAAGCCTTTGCCACTTTTAACAGCCAAAGCACCACCTAAGATAGAGCCTAGATTATCACGCCCAATCCTACCTATTTGCTTTAATAACCCATCATCAAGGCTTATAAGCTCATCTCCTCTTGCTAGATACAATATACCCGTATCATTATCAGTTACTAGCCCATCGGCGAGCTTATTAACTCTTATAAGCTTACTCATATCTTTTAAAAACTGGTTCTTTTTGTTCTCATCTCCACCAAAGATAGGATGAGAGCTTTCAAACTTTGATATTGCATTATTTACGCCACTTATCAAATCATCATCATTTTTTGAGTTAGCTATCTCATCTTTGTAATTTGTCCCATAACCCATAGCTTTATTTGCTAATTCTGCACCAGCGGTAACGATATTTTTTGTTGGGTTTATAAATGGTATCGTTACCTCTAGCGGTTTGTCTTCTGCCTCGATATCCATAGGCTTAAAATTTCTATTTTTAAAATAATTAGCTGTTGCTTGTCTTGCTTCATTCTCGTTTATAAAATTCATCCTCTTGCCTTTTTTAATATACTGTATAGTTTCCGTTTGGGTTCATCTTCATTGTTTTTTTGCCTTTATTAAAGTGCAGACTATTAGCCCAATTTTCTATCTCTTCTATGTCTTTGTCAAACTCGGCTGTATTTGCCCCACTAGCCTTAAGTCCGGCTATCTTATTTCTATAAATACTTGTTACTCTATCAAGGTAGCCATCCCATTTTTCTTTAAAGTCCCCTTGGTTTGTCTCATCTTTTCTTGGCAAGACAGCCAAAAGGTCGTTATATTGTTGGTTGGTAATCTTACCAGTATCTTGCATGCTCTTTAAATCTGTTTTTGCACCATCCAGTAATGCTCTAAACCTCGCCATTTCTGTGTTTCTCATCCACTCCGGCAAGATAGATGCTATCTTGTGTATACCATCATCAATCCACCCTACATAGCTATCATCATAAATGTTTTTTACATTTTGTAAGTTATTAAGCAAGGTCTTTGTTCCGGTTAAGCTCATAGCTACATCTTGTTTAACCTTATTTCTATCTACCAAACTACCAGTGCTTTTATTTGTATCAAAGGCTAGTTTTAAAGCCTTAGCCGCTAAAATAGGGTCATTTATATTATCAATATTTGCTCCCTTGAAAGCTTCAGGATTATTTTTTGCATAATCTATGTAAAGGTTAGCTTCATCTATTTGCTTTTGTTTTTCGGTATTGATTTTATTTTCTTGTTCTTCTATTTTCTTTTGTTTTAGCCACGCATTCCATTCTTGCTGTTGTCTTCTAAGCTCCGCACTCTCGGCTAATTGTCTACTTCTAAGGTTATAATCTTTTTGCCAACGGTCGTTATCTACATTAAACTTATTTTGGTTAAATTCAAATGTTCGTTTATTATTGTTTATAGCTTCATTAAGCCTATCGTTATCTATCCTTTCAGCCTCCATATTGTGTCTATTTATCTCATCTATCTTCATTTGATTTTGCTTATTTGCTACATTGTTTTGATAGATATCATACAAAGCAGAGCCAACCTCTTTGACTGGCTCTATTCTCATTGTTGCATGATTAAAATCAATCATCTTTGGATTATAATAAGGCATTAATACAACCTTTCTTCATCATCGTTATTTACATTAAATCTAGAATTCGCCCAAGCTCTCTCTAAATTATTTTGTGCTTGATTGTCTTTACTTAGCTGTCTTTCTGATAACATCTTGTTAAAGTTATAAGTATCGTTTTGAAGTTTTTGCATCTTTTTAGCATTTTTATGTGTCTGATATCCATCGTAAAGACTGCCGGCCATACCAGCAACACCAAGCCAATTAGGTGTAGACCCTGCTACACTTGAGCTACCAAGCCAACCAAGGGCTTTATTAAAAAAGCCACCGCCATCATCATTACTAGCTCCATCCATTATACTTTTACCGCCTGATAATGTGTTTGATAAAGTATTTTTCCAAAAACTATCCCACAAAAAATTCATCACAACTCTCCTAAAAGTGCTGAGCCTAAATCAACATTAGATACATCTTCGCCTTTTTTTATCTTTTCAAAAACATTTGACTCACTAGCAGACCCGGTATTTCCTATGATATTGTCTGGTTTTTCTTTTGGTGTTGCTACATTCATCATAGCTTGTGCGACAAGTTTCCACCCTGTATAGTCATCGCCTAAGAAGTTTAAAAAGCCGTTTGTCTCAGCCCATTTTCCCATATCCTCAGGCTTGATGGTAGGGAAGTCTTTACTAAATTGTTCTAAGTTCTTGTTAAAGGTCTGCCTTTTTTGCTCTTTTAATATTGCTTCTTGTTGCATTTGTTTCATTTGCTCTACTTGTGCGGCTAGCTCATCATAGTTACCAATCCCTAGTTGTTCTAGTGTCTGTTTTCTTTGTAGCTGTTCTGGTGTTGGTTCTTCTTGTGTTTGTGTTTGTTCTTGCTCTTTTGCTTTTGATAAAGCATTTAGCACAGCATTACTCAAAGCTTCTTCACTTAGTCCGCTAGCTTCTTTTGACTCTTCTGATTTTATAGCTTCTGTATTTTCTTCCTTGCTCTCCGGTGTATCTTGTGTTTCTTGTGTCTCATCTCCTGTTATCTCACCAATTAGTGATTGTATTACATCTGCTTCTGTTAAATCTGCCATTTTATCTCTCCTTATAGTTTGTTATAAAATTAATAATCATTTCAGCGACTTTTGCTTTTTCAATAGCATTAACTCGCACCTTATCCTCTGCCGTGTTATCTTTACTTATCCCAATATTATCAAGCCATAGGTTCACTAGGTGAACTAATAAGTCCTTGAACACTTGAGCCTTGCATATTTGGTATAAGTCCTTGTTGGCTAGGCATTGATTCAGGATATCCTGATAAATTTTCTCCTTGTTCGTTAAAAACATTTGGCTCCTTGTCTAAAAATTCATCTACATTTTTAATCCCATAAAGCGGTAATAACTGCTCTATGATTTTAAAATTAGCATTAAGCATTCTCCTAGCTGTTTGTATATCTTGTAGGCCCATACATAAATTAATATGATTACTTATAGCCCCAGATGCCTGTATCAGCCCTTGCTTTTGCACCTCTTTATTTAATGCCCCAATTCCCGTGTTAAGATTAACCGCAAAGCTTGGTATCTCGCTTCTGTCATATCCCGCAAAAAACTCTTTTTGTCCGTATTTCCACACTAGCTTTGCAAGTCTTTCAAACACAGGTTCAAAAAATGTTTCATTATATGTTCTTATGTATCCTTGAAGTCTTACACTTCCCTCATTAGCCATAATACTAGCCATCGTGGCTGTCTCTTTCCTTGTGGTCGTTGCTCCGTTTTGTTGTGGGCTTATACCACTTGCTTCACTCATCTCATTATCTATAAGTGTTATATTTACCTGAGCTGACTGCAGGCTAGGGAGTGGAACAAAGCTAATAGCCGTTGGGTTTTCAGTAAATATCGGCTTTCCTATCGTTTCGATATCAGCTCTTGATATGTTTGCACTTAGGGGAGCTACTATCTTTGGCTTTAAACAAGCATTTACACCATCTATAAAGCCATTTCTTGTTATATTCATCTCATCTTGCAAAGGAAGTATACTTGCTAAGGGTGGCTCTCCATAAGCACACACAAAGTTACTCTCTTCATAGCTTCTTACCTGCGGTGTCATATAACCAAAGATAAAAGGCTGTCCATCTTTAAGCTCTACCATATCCCTTAAAATCACAGAATTATCGTATATCGTAGATAAATACCACTTATCCTCTACTAGCTCGTATACATCATAAAGCATTACACGTTCATACATTGTAGTTTGGTTCATCGTTATACTATCTATAAGCTCATCAACCATCTTTTTATTAAAGACTTTCTTTTTAGCAAATCTTAATAAGTCGCTAGTTGTTAAATTTATCTTATTTACGATAAATCTTATATCGCTCACACTCTTTGCATTTGGGTCAAAGTAGATATCATCAAGTTCTATCTCTTCAATTACTGGCATATCATTAGACCAATACACCTTTGCCACACTTGTGCCTAAAAATGGTATTTTCTGAAACATCGGAGCAAAGGTATTATAAAGCCTTAGCATTGATGTATAGATGTCTAAAACCTTTTGCCACTTATCTATCACTTCTTGCTTTGAATTTATATAAGTTTCAAGCACTGCAAAGGTATCGTTATTAAAGTATGTCTCACTTAACGCATCAGCTATTCTTTTAGCTTTTGAGTTTATTTTAGGTATATAAAGCCTTGATTTGTTCCGTTGCTTTAAGCTCTCTAATTGTTGTTGTTCTAGATAGAGCAAATAAGCATTATTTAGCTTATCAAACGATGGCTTATAGTGTTCAAACCCAGCTTTTGCAACTTTTATTAGCTCATCAAGTTGGGCTGTTCTTTCGTTACTCATCATCTCTTAACGCTTTCAAATCTGACACAAAATAGCTATTTAGCTTTTGGATAAACTCATCTGTATTAAAATCATTTATCGCTTTTAAGCTCTCATCATTAACACCACCACTTTCATAAACACCCACAATTTCTTGTGAAGCTTTCACAACCTTGCGGAAATAAATGCCTTTACTTATTAGTTCAAGCATTGCTTTTGCTTTGTCTTTATCTAACTCATCAGCTCTTATAAAATCACTCACAGTAGTTTTATGCTTTATAACTTGCTCTTTTACTTCTTTATGCTCTTGCTCCATTTGCTTAGCTTGTCCTTTGGCTTTTCCGGTCTCATCCCCTAACTCATCAGTCTTAGTCTCATAATCTTCCAACCTAAATTCCACAGGCTCCACCGAACCAACTTGTTTTTTAACTTCCACTTCTTCCGGTTTCTTAACACTCTTAGCCATTCATCTCTCCTTTTTTGAGTTTAAAATATGTAGCCTTGCTAATGCCCGTAAGTGAAAAAACCTTTTCTTTGTCAGTGTTCTTTCTTATTAGCATTTTTGCAAGCTCTACCTTTGCTTTTTTGTTAGGTATATACTTGATACCACTCGTTATCTCGCAAATCAAACTAGCTAACAAAAGCTTTAGCTCATCATCGCCTAGTTTTGCTATCTCTCTGATAGCATTTGCATCTATTTTGTGTTGAATGTACTCAAACTTCCAGTCTATTTTCAACCCAAAAAATAGACTTTTGCTATTTTTACCACACATTTTCATTATAAAAATCCATTTCTTGCTCTTTCCTTGGATAAACATTGTCAAAATAAGTAAGTGCTAAACTATCTGCGTAATCAGGACTAACGCCAAATTCTTTTTTTATAGCGTCTTTTGGAGCTAACAAATAACGTTCTTTTGTGTCATATAAAAACTCTATCATTTGAAGCTGTCTTTTGATTTTTTCATTTGGAGTTATAGCAAGTAGTGGTATTTTATCTTTTAGCCTAAAATACATTTCAGCCCTTTTATTTGCATATCTCTTTTCATCCGTAGCTTTATAGCTCGCCTTTGCTTCTCTACAAATCCCACGAAGTCCGTATTCAACTAATCTATCATAAGTCCCAGCACCAACCCCAACGGTATCGATAAAGATAACCTCGGGCTTTTTCTCGCTCATCTCATACTCTCTTAAAATTTCCCTTGCAAGCTCTGTCGTGCTTGTTATATGATAGCTTTTAAACTCTTTCACGCACTCGCCATCACGCTTACATAACACACTCTCATCATCGCCATCCCTTGCAACATCAAGTCCCCAAACTTCTATTGTGTTTGGCTCAAATCTCATAGGCTTTAAAAATGCATTTTCTATCATTGATAAAGAAAATAGTTTATTTGTTGTACTGTCTAAAAACTCGCCGTATATCTCTTGCTTAACAACATCACTATCAGCCCCGCCAAGTTCGGCTATTAACTCATCTATCTCATCAGGTCTTAGCATTGGGTTTTTATAGCTTGAAATTTGATAGTTTTTCCAGTCTTTCTCGTTTCTCATCCCCTTTTGAGCTAACTCAAAAAACTTATTCTTTCCCTTTGGCACTCCACCTATAAAAGCCCTACTATCTGGATAATCAAGCAACATAGGTCTTATTGCATTATCCCAAAGGTAGGCATTTTTAAGGATTATTCCAGCTTCATTAAGAATCACTATGTCATAGCCAAAGCCTTCGATATTCTCAGGGCGTTCAGCACTTCGCATATCCAAAAAAGCCTCATTAAAAACCAGTCTTTTATCTTGTGAGTGAAACTTCCAAAGCTCTTGTGGTAATTGCTTTAACTCAGGTAAAAAATATCTTTCAAAATACCTTTGTAAGTTTGACGTGATTGTATCAACCCAAAGTATTTTCTTACCATCGCAAAGCCACTCAATGCACGCATTAGCTATACCTTTTGTAAAGCCAACCCTACGTCCTTTTTCTATTGTTGTAAACTTAGCGTCGTTATTAAAAAATACCTCTTTCTGCCAATCACAATAAGTTAAATTCAAAGTTATATCACTCATCTTTTAAATCCTTTCTCACGATAGTAAGCTTTGTTTGGTTTTGCTGTGCGTTTGTATTGTTTATTATCGTATTAGCTTCTTTGCCCAGCACGGTTTCTTTATTTCTTGCGGTTATTCTGCTATGTGCTTCCACATCTTGTATCGTGTCTGCCATCTCCAAAAGTTCATTAGCTTTTCTTTGATTTGCTAAGGCTATGTTTTGAAAATAGATTAAATGTTTGGTTCTTTCCTCAACAACTTCATGAAAAGCTTTCACTTCTTTTTCATTTAGCTTTGCTAGCTCTGTTTTTATCGCAACTTCAGTTTTCACAAGTTCTTTTAAATTTTGTTCTACATCTTTGCAAAGATTATAAACAAAACCCACACTAACATCGTATTTTATTGATAGTTGATTTTTAGATGCACCAGTTTTATATTCAGCTATAATTTTGTCTTTTAGCTCTTGTGTTATCTTTCTCATCTTCAACTCTCTACAAAAACCGCATTTATCTTTTTATCAGCGATTAGCTTTTTAAGCATCTTTGCTTTTAATTTATACTCAGTAGTCTTAAAGCCTTTCACATCTTCTATAAACATTACACCATTTTTAAAGTATGTAAAATCAGCAATGTATTTAATATCCCTAACAGTCTCATATCCATTTTTAGTTTTATCACTTGGCACTCTAAAACTCTCTTGCAAGACAAAAGACACTTGTTCTTTAAGCTCACTTATTTGCTTAGCACTTTGTAAAAGTCTTAGTTCATTAGCTCTTTTAGCTTCTTTCTTGCTATCATAGCCTTTTGATTTTGTGTTATGATATTTATTAAATCTCATCTCAAACACTCTGCACGATTTCGTTTAAATGATTTATGATAGCTTTTGCACTCTTTAAATCATTGCATTTTATATTTGCTATTTTGTTTATGACATCTTTTAATAGCTCAATTCTTGTTCTTGCTTCTTTTATACCCGATAAAGCACTGTTTGATAGCTTTGTATTTTGTCTTTTATCTAAAGCTTCGTTTAGTATATTTTCAACTTCACTATCAACACAAGAGTAAAACTCTTTCTCCCAGATTTCTTTTAGTCTTTTGTTGATTTTTTCATAAGTTGCTTCGGGATTGTATGTTTTCATCCAGTCCTCTACTTTGTTTTGGTTTTTTAATTCTAAATATCTGTAATACCTTAACATCTCACCACACTCATCAAATGTCATAAAATTCATAATAACCTAGGCTCCTCTTGCTCTCTTAGCTTTCTTTGTGCTTTTAAAAGCTCTTGTTCTATCCTCCAAAACTCATTAAATCTAAGCTGTTCTTTTAGCTCTTCTACAAACTTTTTATTTTGGTCAAAAAACCTGACTTTGTATTTGCCATATTTATCCCTTTGCATACTTATAAACTCAATACTTCTCATTTTCTAAACCTTTAAAAATATGTGCTATCACATCAACAGTCCAAGCATTACCTATCGCTTTGTAACGTTGTGTATTTGATATGCCTGCGGTATATTCAACAGGTAAGGTCTGTAATTTCTCATACTCATTTACGCTTAAATTTCTCATTTTGTTTTTTTCTTTGTTAAGGTAATATTGTGTTGTGTGTGTATTACTTGTTGTTAAACAGTTTGCTTTTTCATCACACACAGTTCTTAAAGTGTCTTTTCTTGCTTTATTGTTACGAGTTTTAAAACAAAAAGGCTTAAGCTCTCTAAACTCGTGCTTATCTAACACATTACTTAAGCTTATATTTTTATCTTGTGGTTGTGTTATGTTTGGTATATTAGTCCAGTATAAACGATTTCTGTTTTGTGCTGAAACAAGTGCCGAATTAATTTTTACAGGCTGAATTTTTAAAATATCGCTTATGATATCTTGCCACTCTTTTTTCATCACTACATTTTCAAGTAAAAAATACTTAGGTTTAAGCTCTCTTAAAAGTCTTATAAACTCAAAAAATAAAGCACTTCTTTTATCCTGAAAGTTTAGTCTTTTACCAGCCACAGAAAATCCCTGACAAGGGCTACCCGCTATTAATAAATCAATTTTTGGCAAATCTTTACTTTTTATATTTCTAACATCTCCTAAGCGATATTCTTTATCTTGTGGATAGTTTTTATTTGCTACGATTAAAGCGTATTTATCTATCTCGCTGCTATAATATCTATCTACATTAATTCCAGCTCTTTGTAGTGCTAATCTACCACAAGAAATTCCATCAAAAAGACTTAAAACTCTCATACTCCAACCCTCATTTTTTTACTTAAATTGCTTATCATCGCAAACACAGAGTGTGTAGCCACTCTTGGCTTTTGTTCTTTGACTTCTACCTGCTTGCTCTCTTTAATTTCATAAGGTTTTATATACTTCACATCGCCTATTCTGTGCTGATTTTCAAACAAGAAGTTATAAACCTCCATGGTATCTTCCCCATCAAGCTTTGGAAATTTTCCATACTCATTTTGTGAAAACTTATTTACGATATCCAAATCATCATCAAGCCCAAGCCTTACAAAGTCGTAAAAAGGCTTAGCACCATAGCAAAACTCTTTGCCTTTAAAGTTTGACTTTATAAAGCTTATCATCGTTTCGATTTTTGAAAATGCTTTGCCGGTAGCTCTCACTTGCTTCTTAAAAAGCTCTAGTCTAAACGCCGACAAAGCCTCTTTTGTGATTAGCTCTTTGCTTTTAAACTGATCAACATAATTAAGTCTAAATCTAAAAAAATTAAGCAATCTATCATCCGGTATATCTTTCATCTCTTCATCATAAATCATCGCTTGGACTTGATTACATTCCAAAGCTTGAGTTATTATTTCTAGTCTATTCATTTACGGCTCCTATGAGAAATCTATTTGCATTAAAAATACTATCAATGTCTATGTCTGGGGCTTTTGAGTAGTCCTTGAAGCCAAATCGCTTCATGTCTTCTTGACTGATTTCTTGATTGTCGTAGTTATTGCTTGACTTATACTCTTGCTTTGGTTTTGGTTTAAACACTCCTTGCCAATTATTTGCCATAGCAGTAACTATGCACTGATTTACATCAATTCCTTGGTTATGCCACTTCTCCCACTCGGCAAATTTTATTTTTATTCCCATCGGGGTTAATTTCTCTCTACGTTCTTTTTTGTAGATTAGATAATTACTCCAAATTTCAGGATTTAAAAACTTAGGCAAAACAATTTCATTTTCAACAGCTTTGATTTTTTCTTTTTTTATTTTTTCTTTTTTATTCTCTGTAGTATTCTCTGCATTATAGTAAGAGATTTGCGAATTTAACTCATCTTGTTTCGTGAATTTCCCTAAACCAGTTTCGGGAAATTCCCTAATCTTGTCTTGTGAATTTACCACATCTTGTTTAGGGTTTTTTACTTGTCTAGTTTCGTTATTTTTAACTACTTTTTTATCAAAATTTAAAGCATTTTCTAACAAATCCCAATCAATTTCGTAAAAAGTTTTTGCAGGAATACCCTCGCGTGATATTGTTAAAAAATCAAGATTTTTTAGCTTAGACTTAGCACTTCTTAGCTCATCTTTACTTAGCATAGTTTCAGCCATTATCTCAGCATCTGTTTTAAATATTTTATCTTGCTTAGTAAACCAATACATTAATTGCGACAAAAGCAAACCAGCTGTTATTGACCCAGCCAGTCTTGCATACGCAGGATAGTAAGCAATAGGGCGTTCACTAAGCTGTTTAATTATCTCTTTCATATCTTACCTTTTAAGTTGACTTTCATATAAATCCTTTGTAAAATTCCCCAGCGACCAAACAAGAAAATCCAAAACAAAGGACTTATATGACAGACAAAGAATTAATCCTAGAATTAACCAAAGCCGTAATAGCTAAAAACGAAAACATAACCAACAAAACCACCAGCGAATTAGGTGGAGCGGTTTCTCAAATCTTTAATAAAATCGCTAAAGAGATTAAAAACACTCTTAGCGATTTAGAAAAAACTAATAAATAAAACTTAGGTGAGAGCTAGTCTTAGATAACAACTAACAGCTCTTAAAACACTTGTTTGGTCGTGCCAATCTTCTATCTTTCTAAGCTCTTTAACTATTTTCTTAAAAGCTTTATCTTTTAGCTTTTGTCTTTTTCTCTCATTTTTTATTTTTTCCATTATCTCTTCCTTTGCTTTTAAAATTTTTTTCAACTTACACAAAGCATCAAAGCTACCTTTATTGTCTATTCTCCAGCTGTAACCATCTACAGGCTCAGCCTTAGTATCATCTGTCGCTACACAATTATCTACACTTAAAAGAGCTATTTCAATATCCAAAAAAGCCTTATAAATCTCATCTTCGCTCATCTTTCCTCCTTAATCTTTAATTCCAAAACCCAGCAAAAACCCGGTAGCAAACACACAAACTATTACAACAAGCAAAACGACTAATTCATTCATCTTTTACTCCCTGAGTTTACATCTTCTAGTATCTTTGCTATGGTTTGTGTCTCTAAGTCTTTATCTATCAAAGCTTTAACAAAATCAAGACAAAATCTTATGACCTCGCTATCGCTCTTAAATCCCTTCTTGTTTTGTATTTCTACGATATTTGCGATATTTTGATTGCTTAATTTAAAGCTTCTGCTATTGTCATACTTTTGTGTTGTCATTGTGTTGCTTTCGTAATGTTTTAATCGCACCAAATCTTTCGCTATTATTATCAAAATTAGGGGCTAGTATTTGCTCAATAGTTATTTTACTTTTGGTAATTTTTGTTAAAAAAGCACTTGTTTGCAACAAATGTTTTTTAGGGACACTGCCAACATTAAACCAATTAGCTACTTGTTGTCTAGTTGCTCCTACATTTCTTGCATATTCTGCTTTGCTAACAGAATTTACTTTTAGTATGTGTTCTATAAATTTTGTCTCATTCATGTGTGATATTGTACATAATTTTTTTACCTTTGTCAATATTAAAATGTACTTATAGTAAAAGATTTATGTACATAATATTAGATAAAATAGCAAAATGTTTTAAGGAGTTAAAAATGGCTGATGGAATTAAGTACTCTATTGTTGAAGAAGCATTAGAAATAATAAACAAAACAAATGTTGATTTTTATAAATACATAGGTCTAACAAGACAACAAGATAACAATAATAAAAAAGTTGGTTATTATCCTATCAAGTATATTAAAGAAATTGCAAGTTTTTTTAATGTATCCGCAGATGTATTGCTAGATGAAACATTGATAAAAACACTAAAAGAAAAAAAGAGCGGGAAGTATAAAAAACCAATAAAAACAATAACAAATGATAACACAGTAAATGTGCCATTTTTCAAAAATGGTGTTGTTTCTGCTGGTTTTGGTAATGAAAATGATGATATGGGCGATTATGAGTTATTACCTTTTAACCCGGAGGATTTAAAGATTATGTTTAATGTTTCTCCGAATGCCAAAATAGGCATTATACCTTGCTTTGGTAACTCAATGGAGCCAACTATTAAAGAAAGCGATTTGATAGCATTTTGTGTTGATGGTGCTGACATCGTTGAAGGTGCTATTTATATTTGTAAATATGACAATGAACTATTTGTAAAAAGAATTAAAAAACGACCAAAATTAGCACTATTAAGCGATAACAAAGACTATGAGCCTATTTTAGTTGATGAAGCTATGGAAGTTCAAATTATAGGTCGTGTTGTTGGTTGCTATTCTATAAATAGCAAAAGAATTTAAATTTTCAGATAGTGGGATAAAATAAGTAGTTAATTTGTTATATTTTAACTACTTTTAACCCATTATTTAATATAATTATTGTCAATAACAACAAGGAGGACTTATGAGTGAAACATTAAAAGCTTTTATCTTTGGCTTTAAAAATGCTTTTAGATTTGTAAACACATCTGAAATAAGTACTCTTAATGAGCGTGGCGAGTTATCAGAAAAAATATTTAATGCACGTATACAAGAGTTTAAAAAACACTATGCCGAACAAAAAAATACCGAAAAAACAAAATAATAATTTAGAAAATACACCTAAAGCTTTTATAGATAAAGCTATACAGCAAAATCTAAATATAAATTTTATTCCATCAGAACTTTCGGACATTATTAAGCAAAACCCAAATTATACAGAACGTGTGTTAGAGTATTTGGAAAAAGAACAAACCCATAGACATAATTCAGACGATAGAATTTTAACATTAGAAGAAAAAGAGCAAGTCCTAAGAGCAGAAGAAGCCCCAAAAATAGCAAAATATAATTTTAGGGGACAAATATTTATCACATTAATACTATTTGCACTTATAGCAGTAACTGCTTTTGCTATACAAAAAGGCGAAGTTGGTATTGCGATAGCTGGTCTCATATCTTCTATTGTTGCAATGACACCAGCAATAATAGGTAATAGACCAAAACAAAAAGATAATTCCAAAAAACAACAATAGTCTTAGATTGAATAGTAAAAAATAAAGATAACCCAGGAGCATGCAGAATACTAAGCAAATGCCTACCTTGAACCCAAGACTACAGCTTTAATCCGTCAAAGGTTATCTTTATTTGGCAGAGTCGCACGGAGCTATCTGCCGAATGACTTAGTATTATAGCAAAAAAACGGGTAATAATCTTATTTTATATGTAATTTAATAATTAACATATTCATCGTATTCATATTCTTCAGGGTTTTTCTTTTTTACAATTTCGTTTATATCATCAGTTTTTCTGCGCAATCTACCCACATATTCTCTTGTTATATCAATAGATAATCTTTGCAAAATTATTATAAATTCATCAAAACTAGAATTATCATCTAAAAATTTATTTGTTTCTCTTTGCCTTGCAAATAAAAAAGCTAACACAATAGAAAAAGGTAGTAATCTATCGTATCCATCAGAAGCCAGTGCAAAAATTATAAAAAATACAATAAATGTGAGTGCAAACCTAACTAAAAAATAAAACAGCCAATAGTCTTGGGTAGTTGGCTTTTGTCTTTGCTCATTTATAGCGTCTATGTGTTGATTTATATAATCTATTGTTTGGCTATAAGATTCATAATCTTTTTTGCCACTATCCCAATTGTGTTCAATATCGCGTATTATGCCATCTATGTTTTTTATAAGCTTTTTTCGTACACCCATTTTATCCACCTAGTAAATCAAATCCAAAACATTATATACACATTCTTTTAAATTCCAAATAAAAGTAAATGAAATAATTAATGTACATATTTTTTTTACTTTTTTGTAAAAATATCTTGACAAATGTAAAATATTTATGTACAATTACACCAACAAAACAAAGGAGCCCCACTCCTAGCTAGGGTTTAGCTAAAGCTACGGGTAGCGTCAGTATGTAGACGATAATTACATACTCGGTTCAAGCCCCGATAGTAGTGTGTTCGGGGGTAGTAAAATCCACACTTTTTAAAACAAAAATATGCACATTAGGCAATGAGCTTTCAACAATTGACATCTTATAGTACTTTTTAGAAAATAGAGTTATCGAACCTTTCTTAATAGAAATTGATTTTCAGCGGCGGTTTAGCAACTTGCTTAGTGTGTATTTTTTTGTTTTAAAGGATATTAGATGATAGATACTTTTATATCAGGTTTTGAAAAAGCTTTTTTGATAGGTTTAGAAGTAGGTTTTACACTAGGAATTATATTTTTAATCATAGGTTTATCTATGAGACTTACCTATGAAGTTTTTAAATTTGTTTATTTAAAACTTCGCAAACGGTTTTAGCTAGTTCACACTTGCCTTTATTAAAATAAGGACAGCCCACACGAACAGGTTTACTATTTTCATAAGTGATAACAACTTGTATGTTATGATAATCAACAATTTGATTATTTTTCATCAATGGCAAAGAACAAGTGCCTACTGTTTGACTTATTACCGGATTTGATGAGCCGTTTTGGATAGTTATATTTTGCTTTTCTTTCTTACAAAAGAACTTCATAGCAAAGCCAAAACCAAGCACTAAACCAAGTAAAAAGGCTACAAGTTCACTACCACCAAGGTCAGCAATGTATTTTATTGTTTGTAAATCCATTCGCAAAGTATAACAGATTTTTTACCCATATACAAGCCCTTATAACTTCAAAGAAATTCAACATAAAAACCATGCAGACATAAAAAACTCCTTATTAATTAAATCAAAAATAATTGGAGTTGTAAGGGTTTGTATATGTGTAAAAAAGGAGTAATTATGAAAACTATAAAAAAGATTTTGAGTTTATTTCAAAAAAAAGGTGCAGTTATCAAAAATATAAGATTTTTGCACCTAGAAAGGATTTAACAATGAATAGATTTAAAAAATATTATCCAAATGTATTTATAGCTGAATGCGATGAGAGCCACGACAAAGGCGAGATAATAGAGCTAACAAACACTTACGGAAAAACATCAAAGCACGAAGTATTTAACCTGATAGCAAACAAAAACGGAAAATTTTATTATTCAATCGTTCGCATTGAGGATAAAAGCAGAGCACAGAGAAAAGCGGAAAGATACAGACAAAGCGAAGCAAATCACGAGCTTTTATCATCTGCTAACTCCCACAAAGCAAGCCAGATGCTAGCCGATGTCCCTATGGGTCAGCCCGTCATAGTTGGAAGCAGTAAAGAAGCAGGTCATAGAGCCTTACTTAAAAGAAGTGATACCGCTATGAGAAAATCAATAGAACAACACGAAAAAGCAAAAGAAATGGGAGAGAAAGCTAGCTATTGGGAAGAAAAAGCAACAGAGATAACTCTTGCAATGCCTGAGAGCTTAGCACACTTCACAGATGAGTTAGAAAAAGCAAAAGAATACCACCAAGGTCTAAAATCAGGCAAATACGAAAAAGAACACAGCTACACAGTATCTTATGCAAACAAAAGAGTAAAAGAGCTAGATAAAAAGGTGCAAGTAGCTACGATTTTATGGGGATAAAGGATTTAAAATGCTAAACCAATTTTTAATTCATGAATTACCTTTTATATTGGGAAAATTAAAAGAAATAGAAAACAAAAAAGATACTGCTATTATAATTGATAATTTTTTATATTTGTTTGATAAATACTATAAATTTCACTCTATAACTCTAATAAAAATACTAGATATGTATATACTTGATGACTTTTCGCCATTGTCTGTTTGCTGGGAAGGATTTAAGCAAAACAAAGAATTTAAAAAATACAACAAAGGTTTGAAATGATATTAGAAAGCTATGAAAAGGATTTAATGACACACGAACAAATGCAAGCAAGAGCTGATGCATTATTTGATGAGTTTAGCTCAAAGCTAGATGATATCCTTGCTAATGCAAGCGAAGAAATCGAGCATTTAGTATCAAACTACGAAGAGTATATCAAATACAAAGATTTACAAGATGAGATAAAAGCTCAAGCAAGAGCATTTTTTTAATTACAAACAAGGATTAGTTATGAAGATAGTAAAACATTTTTTAGTAATCAAAACTCAAAACGGTTATTTGGGTAAAAAGATAAAAAAACAAAGGATACAAAATGACAGATATAACTTTAAAAGTTGATTTCACAAATGAAGTCTTAACAACAAACTTTGAGAATATAAAACAAGAAGTACAAAATGAAGTTAATAAGTATAGCATAAATGTTACAGAAGATAACATCCCTGAAGCTAAAAAAGTTATGGCAAATTTTAACAAAGTCAAAAAAGAGATTGATATAAAATATAAGGAGTTTATAGATAGATTTTCCATACCTATAAACCAACTAAAAGACGAGAAAAAACAAATTGCTTTAATTATTGATAATGGAAGACAGTCAATAGCAGATAATGTAGCAGATTTTGAAAATAAAAAACTTGAAGTTATAAAACAAACTGTGCAAGCTTATATAAATACGCAATGCCAAGAAAAATCTATAAATACAGAACTTATTAATGTGTATGAGTTTGTAAAATTAACAGCAGTAACACCTAGTGGAAGTATAGCAAAAACAACAAAAGAAGCGATAGACAATAAAATAGCAATAATTGAAAACGAGATATTAAAAGCAAAACTTGAAGCAGAAGAAAAAGCAAGAAGAGATAGAGAAATAGCAGAGCAAGCAAAAGCTAAAGCCGAAGAAAGAGCAAGACAAAGAGAAATAGAACTAAGAGAAAGACTAGAAAGAGAAAAACAAGAAGCTATACAAAGAGCTAAAATTGAAGAACAAAAAAGACTAGAAAGAGAAAAACAAGAAACTATACAAGAGACAGTAAAGCAAGCTCCTATCAAAGCCGAAGATGGCAAAGTAATATACATAATAAGAGCTGATTTTAATGTCAAAGCAAATGCTAATGCAGATAGAAATATTTTACTTGGAAAAGTCAAAGATTTGCTAGGAAAAGCTGGAATAACAGAATTTGTTAATTTGGAAGTGTTAAATGCTTGATATTGATTTAAACATAGCATTAACTAACAAAGAATACCACTCAAGAAGTGAGATAAGCAAAAGCGACCTTGACAGATTAGCAAAAAGCCCATTTCACTTTAAGTTTAAAAGTGAGTTTGAAACAGAACCAAGCCAAACCTTGCTTTTAGGCTCATTAGTTCATAAATTAGTCCTTGAACCACAAGATTTTAACAATGAGTTTATCATAGAGCCTGTGTGTGATAAACGAACCAAAGCCGGTAAAGAAGCCTATCAAGAGTTTTTAGCAAGTGTAGGCGATAAAACCATAGTCCCACAAAGCTTAAACGAAACAGCACAAGAGATAGCTTTAAAGGTTCTTTCTATGAAAGAGACCGGGCTGTTTTTAAAAAACGGCTTAGCAGAACAGAGCTATTTTGGAGAGATTGAAGGTGTTAAGGTCAAATGTCGCCCCGATTTTTATAATGAAAGTCTAGGTTTAGCCATTGATTTAAAGACTACATCAGATGCAAGTGCTTCGGGCTTTGCAAAGAGTGTAGCAAACTTTAACTATCACATACAAGCAAGTTTTTACAGCGATATTTTAAGACAAAACGGCAAAGAAGTAAATAACTTCTTATTTATCGCAGTAGAAACCAAAAAGCCTTATATGGTGGGCTTTTATGAGCTAGACCAAACAGCCATAGATAAAGGCAGAGATGATTATTTAAGATTGCTTGAACTTTACAAAGTATGCGAAGCTAAAAATGAATGGTGGGGCTATGCAGAGTTTAAAGACAACGAAGTAAATCACATACAAACCCTAGCCTTACCAAGTTGGAAATTTTATCAAGAAGTAGGAGCATAAGATGAGTACCGAAGTACAACAAATCAAACAAGATGAATGGCTAAGCGAAGAACAAAGACAAATCATAAGAAAGCAATTTTTCCCACAACAAGCAACAAATGAAGATATTGCTTATTGTTTAAATGTAGCTAAAAGCTTTAATCTAAACCCGATTTTAAAGCAGATTTTCTTTGTTGAAAGACGGAGTCAAATAAACGGTCAGTGGGTTACAAAGATAGAACCACTCGCTGGTCGTGATAGCTTTTTAACACTAGCACACAGAAGTGGCAAATTTGGTGGTATTGAGAGCAAAACAGAGATTAAAAAAATACCTATGTATTTAGATGGAGAGTGGAAAGAAGTATCAGAACTTGTTGCTACTGCCTGTGTGTACCGCACAGACACACAAAAGCCCTTTGTTTGCGAAGTATCTTTTAATGAATATGCACAATTTACAAAAAACGGAGACCTTACGAGCTTTTGGAAAAGCAAACCACAAACGATGCTTAAAAAGGTAGCTGAAAGTCAAGCTTTAAGAAAAGCTTTTGACATTACAGGACTTTATTCACTAGAAGAAACACAAGAAGAAGAAAACAAGCCAAAGCAGCAAAAAACACAAAAGCAAAATCTAAATAATATCGTAAGTCAAAAAGAAAAAGATAAATTATTAGCTGATGGGTTTATCGATGTTGATTTTTCAGAATATCAATATAAGGGGATAGCATGACAAAAACCGAATACCTATACGATAAAGAGCCAAGCGAATTATTAGACCTAACACCTATTGGAAATGAACGAATTAAACTAGCAAGAGAGCTTTTAACAAAACTTCAAGAAGTGCCGTTTGAAGCAAGAGATGATCAGCGAATATCAAAGGTTTATAAAGCTATCAATTTTTGGCAAGATTTACTTATAGAAAGGTATAACGATGAGCTCATTAAAAATTAGCAAAGAGATAGTATCTGATTTTATCAAGTTTGGTAAAGAGATGACAGCGACCGATTTTAAAAGAAGCAATGCAAATCAATACTTAGCACCATTAGTAAAGCAAGGCATTTTACAATCACGTTGGCATACAAACGACAAGGGCACAAAATGCAAAATGTATCGTATAAACGATATGAAAAAAGCTTTAAAATTTTTAGGGAGGACAGCTTAAATGTTTAACAAAATAGTTTTAGTAGGAAATCTAACAAGAGATATCGAGTTAAGATATACAGAAAGCGGTTTGGCTTTGGGCAATTCCGCCATAGCTGTAACAAGAAAATTTACAACAAATGGCGAGAAAAGAGAAGAGACTTGTTTTATTGATATTACATTTTTTAGCAAAGGTGCAGAGATAGCAAACCAGTATCTAAGCAAAGGCTCAAAGCTCTTGATTGAGGGTCGTTTAAAACAAGATGTTTGGCAAGACCAACAAGGAAATAACAAAAGCAAACATAGTGTAATAGTTGAAAATATGGAGATGTTAGGCAATACAAATAACAATGCTAACAACACTTATAACACTAATGGTAATTGTAATACTAATGCCAAAAATAGCCATCAAAGCTATCAAATGAACAATTATCAAAGACCATCGCAAAAGCAAACGATACAAGAAAACCAGCAAATAGATGAAGAGTATAACGACAGATACGAACAATCAGATAACACGGTACCATTTTAATTAATTTCATAGGATATAAATATGATTTCAAGCATAAATCCAATAAAAGCTTTAATTAAACACAAGCGATATACCTACAAAGAATTAGGCGATAAACTAGATTATAGTATAGAAGAAGTAAAACAGCTCGAACAATCAAGCTTTTATAATTTGCTTTTGCCTTACCGAAAAGATATTTTTTTATATAAAGAAACACTAAAAATAGAAGAACAAATATACAATGACTATAAAGAAGAATTAATCAAAGAATACGGGATGCCGTTTTAGCAACAGTCAACTAATAGTTGACTGTTGAGTGGTTGTAAACCATTAGTTGATAACCACTAATAAGGAATTTAGGGTCGCTTTTTACCACGCATTCCAGCGTGAGCTCCCTAAACTAAAAGCAGTTATAGCGAAAATAAATAAACTTTTAATATCTTTTTGAATACAATTATTTAAAATATTTAAAAGGTAATACTGTGAGAACTATACAAGAAACTGACAAAAAACAGCAAACAAAAGAAAAAATGAAAAATGTAGTTTTACAAAATCCTAAAGTAAAATCAGTCTTTAAAAGGCTAAAAGACAAGTGAATTATTTTACAATAGCAGATGCCATAGAGCTACACGACCAAATTATATCAAATATGGGTGGTGCTAATGGTTACAATGAAGTTAGCATAGGATATTTAGATTCAGCCTTAGAGCAAATCCAAAACGATGAATACTATCCAACTTTTATAGATAAATTAACCCATTTAGTTTTTTCTTGTGTTAAATTTCATCCATTTTTAGATGGAAACAAAAGAACATCTATTTATTTAGGTATTTTCTTTTTAGAGTTAAACGACCTTGAAGGCTACTTTGTCTATTTTGCGGACAAGATGGAAGATGTAGTGGTTGATTTAGCAAGTGGAAAGGTAAGCAAAGAAGAGTTAAAAGAAATCATTACAAATATAATTTACTAACCAAGGATTAAAATGAGCGATGAAAAAATCCCTATAAAGGATATAAAAGGCTTAGATTTTAAGTGTAATGCTTGTGGGCTTAGCCTATCTTATCCACTAGCCACACAACAGACATTTATAAACGAATGCCCTAATTGTGGCATTGAGTGGATACCATCACAGCTAAACATAGAAAGCGTAAGAAATTTAAAAAACATATTCAAGATACTATCTAACGCACAAGGTGCAAATATAAGCTTAAGCTTTACAAAGGAGTAATAATGGCAGAAGAAAAAGTTTTAGATGAACGGGATACCATTTTCTTGTCTAACTCTTAATTAGACAATAACTACGAATTAATCCATTCAGTAACATCTTTGCCTAGATTACTGATTATGCCATTTAATTCATCCGGCAACTCAAAAACTAAACATTTGTCATTACTATCCAAGCACTCATTTTGAAGCTTGTCAAAAACTCTATCATATGAATATTTAGTTTTTAGTATCCAAGTAGTATTCAAAATCCTACGACAATCCCCAAGAGTTTGGATAAGATTATCTATCCCCTTATAATTTTGTCCTTGTTTATACAAATCATAACATATTAATAATTTTTGCATTAGGTATCCTTAAAAGCTGGGTATCCCGCAATGTATGTTAGTATTTTTATGATAAAAACCAAATAATAAATATAAAAGGAACAACTATGATTATATCAAGCGATGATGTAAATTTAAACCCTATAACATTAACTATCAAATACAAGCAATCAACCTACGAAAAACTAAGCGAACATCTAGGTTATAGCATAGAAGAGTTAAAAGAGTTTGAAAAGCTTAACCACAAAGAATTGCCTTTGCCTTTTGTAAAAGCTCTTAAGCTATACATAGAATTAATTAGAATAAAACTATCGCTTAAAGATATTGATAGCGAATTATATGTTTAATACAAACCACTAAATAAACTTTTAATCTAATTTTAAATAGAATTTAACACTTTTATTTAAAGGGGTTAAGATGAGAAATGAAAAGCTTATTAGGCTTTTTAAAGTTTTGTATATTCTTAGTTTCATTTTGGATTTAACCATTATTGGTTTACTTGTCGGCATACCTTTATTTTTGGTTTTGTGGGCTTCACAATATGTATTTTTTGGCATTTTATCTCCAATTTATGTATTTCGTGCAGAGAAGCGAATTGAAAAAATATTTAAAAAAAAATCTGTTATAAAAACACGAATTGAAAGGACATATGATATACAATTTGGCAAATTAGGTTTAGATGAAAATATGCGTTCTCTAATTACTAATAATATGGAAAAAAATTTTATTACCTTAATACCAATAGTCCAAAACATACTTGATAAAAAGAAAATAAAATTTGATTTTTATGAAACAATAAACCCTTTAATACAATTAATAGACATTGAATCTATTATTTTAACCTGCGACACGCTTATATTAAGATATGCAAGTACAGAAGAAGAAAGAAAAAATATAAACTACACACCGCTAAACGAAAGTTTAATTGAAATAATTGATAATAGCAACAAAGAAATGCTTTCTTCGTATCAATTAGTTGAAAAAAGAATTGATATTGCGGCAAAATTTATATTATTACTAATGGAAAGTATAGAGCAAAGCAAAGTTTTTTTAGAAGATGCTATTATGACAATAATAAGCAAAGAAATGGAAAATAATGATAAAAAAAATATTATTAACGAAACACCAAAAACCATAGATGAAAAAATGGAAGATTTTGAAAATGAAATTTTTAACACAATATTTGATAAGGATAAGGAGTAATAATGGCAGATGAAAAAGAAAATATCGTTAAAAAAGTATGCAAAGAGCTTGGCATAACACAAGCAGAGCTTGGAAGACAACTTGATGTGCCACCATCTACAGTGGGAACTTGGGCGAGTGGGAAAACACCAAAAATGGCAGAAGTTGCATTAACACTAATGCTCGAAAATAAAGAACAAAAAGAAATTTTAGAAGCAATTAAAAAAGCAAGAGATTTTATAGGTAAGATTTAAAATCCGTCCTATAATCGAATAAAATATTTAACAATATTCTAAAAATCGTTTAAAACTATTGACTTTAATCTTATAATCGGTTATAATTCCTTAAAACAATCGATAATAAGATAAAAGGATATAAAAATGAACGATTTAGTTATAAATCACAATGGCACCTTAACCACAACACAAGATAAAGTTTCAATTTTAACTGATAATAATGAGTTGTCAGTTCAAAAACTTATCAGGACTTATAAACAGGACTTAGAAGAATTCGGAAACCTTGAATTTGAAGATGAATTGATTTGTAATTCAAAAAATAAAATGAATTCTAAAAAAGTTTATTACTTAAACGAACAACAAGCTACTTTATTGCTTACTTATATGAAAAACACAAAGCAAGTAAGAGAAGCCAAAAAGATACTTGTTAAAGCTTTTTATGAATTAAAATCTGAAAATCAGAGATTAAAACACGAAAAATATATAAACGAGATATCAAGCCTAAATGCGACTTTGATTAGCAAAGCAAAAAGACACCAAAGGGTTGTAAATGCCTACAAATCAAATCTTTCACAGAAAAACAACAAGATAGTAGCATTAAAGCAAGAGCTTAAAAATACTAACAGCTCATCAAACTATGAAGCAAGATATAAAAATGCAATGCTTGAAAGGGATTATTATTTTAAGAAGTATAAAGACCTTGAAGAAAAGCACAAATTCAAAGAAGAAGTAACCTTTAAAGTCTTAGACAAGATAAGGTCCCAGCTAGATGATGCTTACGGCGACATAAGTGCGTTAATCCCTTATGTTTGGGAAGATAACGCTTATTTTTTAAAACAAAGATTAGATAAAAAAAGGATAGAAAGATGATAGAAGATATCTTAAAAGAGAGACAAAAGACACACGGGGATTTTGGACTACAATCATTTTATGCACAAAACATAAAGAAATACATAAAAAGCGAAAAATACAAGCTAACAGTAGGACAAATTGAAGCTTTGGAAATGATAGCCCACAAGATAGCAAGAATTTTGGAGGGAAACCCAAACTATAAAGACCATTGGGATGATATCGCAGGATATGCGACATTAGTGAGCAAGGAGTTAGAAAATGACAAAAACACAATTTAACGATATTCAAGAAAAATTAAAAGCTTACCGCGTAGAGCGTGATTTAACTTATGAAGATCACAGCAATGGTTTAATGGCAAACATCCTTGAAGAGTTAGCCGAGTATTTAAGAGCTGGAGATGATAACGAGCGAGTTGATGCACTTTGTGATATGGCTGTGTTTATTTTAAATTCTTTTGAGTTTAAAAAATATGAAATAGAAGAAATATTATATTTTCTCGATAATAAAGATGAGTGTTTTATAAATAGCACATTTGTGAATGATATTTTTGAATTAGTTGATAATTATATTACTTTTGGTAAACGCGACAACAAGTATTTAGGCAGAAGCTTGTTTATACTGTTTTTAGGCATAAAAGACAAAAACTATGATATTTATAAATGTATGCTTGAAACTATAAAAGAAATATCATCCCGCACAGGGTATTATGATGAAATACAAAAGAAATTCATTAAAGACAAAAACCAACTAAATGAATACAAAGCTGATTATGAAAGTTGTAAAAAGGAGATAATATGAACGATACATTTATACCAGCAAAACAAGCCAAAGAGATGCTAGGTGTTGGTGATACAACCCTTTGGCGATTAGCAAGAGATAAAATCCTAGACAAAAGAAAAGCAGGACATAAAACGGTGTATTATTCACTTGAATCAATCAATCGTTACATGTCAGGCGAATACAGATTATCTAAATAATCACTCCACCATTTAAGCAAACTAGCCCTTTGCTTTAAATTTTTAGCATGATTATATGCATCTTTTACTTTATTGGTTTCAATGTGAGCTAAACAAAGCTCTATCACATCCGAGCTATGTTTATGTATATCTATGTTTTCATGACATATCGTGCTAAATGTGGCTCTAAACCCGTGCGGTGTTATTTGCTCGTTTGAATAACCCAGGTTTCTTAGCATAGTTCTTACTGTATTATCACTTATTGGTTTTAATGTTGTCCTTAGGCTGGGAAATAGATACTTTGAATTAAAAGAGTATTTTTGTCTGTAGTCTAAAAGTATATTTTTTATACTATTTGTAAGATGCACTTCATGAGCTTTACCAGCTTTCATTTTTTCAGCACTTATACTCCATAAGCTCTTATCAAAATCAAACTCCGACCACTCAGCAAATCTTGCATTTGCTCCCCGAACAGCTGTATAAAGCTGGAGCAAAGCACATACCTTTATCCTATCATCTCCGCTATACTCTCTTATATTCCTTAGTAATTTGCTTATATCCTGATCATCTTTCAAAAATGCATAATGCCTTACTTCCATCTTACCTATCAATGTTTTTTTGTTTATATCTGTTATTATATTGTGATTTGTGTATTCATGAAGCAAAGCATATTTATAAAAATGGTTTAAAGCATTTAAACTCTTTTTTAAAGTTGCTTGCTTGTCTTGTAGTAGGATTAAGGCATCTACTATCTCTTTTCTTGTTATGTTTTTTATATTTGCATTTGCAAACTTTGGCAAGATGAACCTATTAAATATACTGCTTATTCTTTGCAAGTGTTTAGGTGTTATCTCTGTTCTTGTTTTTATATACTCTTGATAAATTGTTTGAAAGTCTTTATAGTTTTCTTGTTCTAATATGTCTATTCCGTTTGCGATTTGTTTTTGTAGCTCTATCCTTTTTTCTCTTGCTTCGCTTAAACTCATTGTTGGGTATGTCCCTATTGTATATCTTCTTTGTTTATTTGTCTTTGGACTTTTATATGTAAGTATAAATGATTTATTCCCATTTACAGAAACTTTTAATAGCATATTAAAGCCATCACTTACGAAGTATGGCTTATCCTTTGGCTTTAGGTTTTTTATTGCTATTGCTGTTAGCGAATTAGCTATTTTAGGCAT